ATGAAGAAAAGAACAAAATTAGTAGGATTGATCCTTTTGGCAGCACTTTTGACGGCCACTTTTTCTGGGTGTTCCTATGAAGAGGAATATGTTCCAGTAGATACACAGACTGATGTTTTACAAAATACCGAAAACAGCAATAGCACTGTAAGTATTCCAAACTTAACACAGAATCTTCCTGTAAATGGAGAAGATTTCTCATTGATATGTAAGTATGATACGGGAAAGTATTCTTTGAAAAACTGGCATGTAACGGATACAAAGTCGATCAACATGAATGTGCATACCAAAAATTTGCCGGATGGGTATGATGTCATGGTGGAGCATATGCATGCAGACATCTCACTTGTAAGTACATCTCCACAGATTAACGGTATTACACAAGATTCCATGGATAATTCTTTCCACGGAAACACCCAGGATGGTTTTGCAATTGATAATAAAACAAGCTATTACCGGACTTTCGCAATAGAAGGATACACGGATCAGTTTTACCAGTTATGGGGGTGTGCATTCGGAGATTTCGGAACTCTAAGCAGTACTTATAAACGTTTGACAGAACTCAATATTATTAAAGTTGGGACATATGCTGAACGCTTATCTGTTGTTTATGATCTTGCCATCAAGGCTCCAGGCGATAAGAAATACCATTCCACTTCTGTAAAGAGTGAGATTTTAATCCCCGTCAGCCAGAATGTCAAAACAAGAACCGTGGAATATTAGGAGGTCAGGTCTTGAGAATTTATATAAAGAATAAAAATAACTTTGAAAATTTTTTGATTCTTATTTTTGCCATCATTTTTATAATTTTTTCAATTGTTATTTCTGCTATATATGGCACAGAGGGCCTTATGGCTATTATTGTACTTTTAACAATATGTTGTTTTGGAATAATTGCCGTTATGCTTATCATTTTAGCAATTTATGTCATGGTTATTCATATAAAAAATACATTTGGGATAAAATTTGACAGGTCAAAAGGGAAAGATAAAAATGGGAAAAAGAAGAAAAAATAAGGATATTCCAAAATATGCAAATCGGATAGGGTGGACCCAGCCGGTATATGTCTGTCCGACATGCGGGGCACGTTTGATCAGTCCTGATATCTGTATTGAATGCGGTCAGCGAATTCGATGGACGGATCCAAAAAATGAAGGATGGTGAAATAATGTCAGCACATAAAAAGATACCCAAGAAAATCCGGCTTCTGGTGTATGAAAAATGCAACCACCGGTGTGCATACTGTGGATGTGAGCTGGAATACAAGGATATGCAGGTGGATCATGTTAAGTCTGTTTTCGCCAATACCGATGTCAGTCATACAATGACAGAAGAGGAAATGTATTCGGAAAAGAACTTACTTCCGGCATGCCGGCAGTGTAACTTTTATAAGTCATATGGTAACCTGGAGTCTTTCCGTGAAGCATTAACAAACACACTAATGAAAAATCTGCAGAAAACATTTCAGTATCGTCTGGCAATTAAGTATGGACTTATACAAGAGAGTATTGAACCGGTACAATTTTATTTTGAAAAAATTGGCATTAACATAGATGCCTCAGATTGCGGTCAAAAGGAGGAATAACATGGAAGATAGATATTTATTGCGGTCAGAAATTGGAAATGAAATTTAACTTTCTTTGGTGTGGAAGAGAATTAACTAAAGAAAATTTTGGTGGAGTTTTTAATGATAAGTCAGATACGAAAGAGAGGATAAATTATGAAAAATAGTATCAATAATTGGTTCAAAAAGAATACTAAAGAAGAAGAAAAAATATTTAGACAAGGGTTACTTGCTTTTTTAATATTTATTATTGTAGTGATACTCTTAAAAGTATTTAGATTGGGAATTTTTTATGGGTAAAGGGAGAGGACAATGAAAGTAATAACTGCAAGCACAATTGGAAATCTTATCTCAGCACACATAGAAGGGGATGAGAAAAAATTTCTCGCATACGCAAATTTTATTGCAGATGCATATGACGAAGCAGGAGAAGAGCGTAGTGCTAGAATTATTAGAAAAAGGATAGACGGTACATATAAAAATGAACCACAAGTTACTTTGGATTAGAACGATAAAGACATTCTTTTGTGGGTTGAAACAGGAATAGATTATATGTTCTGTGAAATTATCGGAAACCGGTTTGACAATCCGGAATTGTTGGAAAGTCCTAACAAGATGGACGCACATGGAAAAGGAGGGTGAATGATGGGAAGATTGATTTATGCAGATGATGTAATATCTTTGCTTGCCAATCATCATTTTGATGACAGAAAGGAAAATACGAAGATACTGAACGGCAGGGGTTGCTTCTGCGGTTGCCAATCAGTGAAGATGCACCAGTGTATTCCATCGAGTATTGTTGCGGGAAAAACAAAAGTAATCGGTCTGGAATGTGTTTTAGAGGATTTTGCGAGAATTGTAGTGATAAGGCGTACTACATACGTGAAAGCGTAGCTAAACAATGCAGCATTTGCGAAATTAATAAATCAGTATTCTTTACTCGTGAGGAAACAGAAACTAAGCTGAAAGAAATGGAGGAAAATCAATGATTAAAGGAAAGAAAGTAGTAATAAACGACAAATACTATGTGTCAGAGAAAAATAAAGGCAAGATTTTTGAAGTTACAAGTGAGCCGTATAGTGTATGCGGAACCGTAGTTGTAAAGCTGAAAGGCTTAAGCGGCTGTTATGCGTTGGATGGATTAGATGAGGTGAATGATGGGAAGACTGATTGATGCAGATGATGTAATATCATTGCTTGCCAATCATCATTTTGATGACAGCAAGGAAAATACTGATTTGTTGATACACAATTTATGCAAGGAAGTAAAGAGTGTTCCAACCGC